AATCCCTGGGTTAAGGCGGTGACGGATGCCAGCGCTTTCCCTGCGGTATGACTACTGCGCCCTTCGCAAACCCCGTTACCTGAAAAAGTCCGCCATCGAGTCGGTCGCCCGTGAGGCCAGAGCACAGCTTTTGTCTCCTGGCGCGGATGCGCTGACACTGGAGCAACTGGCGGCCATCTCCGATCTGACCATCAACGGCCTGCCGTACCAGCTCTGGGTCAGCCTGGATCATCCCGTCACCGATGAAGATGGCCTGCCCGTGCTGGGCCTGTGCGAGTTTGATCCGGACTGCGGCGAAGACGCCGTGTCCGTGTTGGTATCCCCCGTGGGCGAACTGTTTTCTGCCGAATTGGCGCTCTCCACCTTTGCACATGAGTTGGGTCATGCCATCTTCGATGCCCCGGCCTGGCTTGCGGCATCCAAACAAGGCCCAGGGCTGTTTGATGCAATGGAAGGCGGTCAGCGCCGCGCTTACCGAATGACCACTAAAGATGCCGAACACCTGGCTGGCGCCCCAGCAGCCGTAGCGCAACCGAAAAGCCCCTTGGCAGAACAACGCCAAAATGCCGAGTTCGAGAAGCAAATCCGCATCGCTGAATTCCGCGCCAACGAGTTTATGGGCGCGCTACTGGTGCCGCGTGATCGGCTGACTGCGCTGGCAGTGACCTGGGCCGCTGACTTCGACGTCGGGGTCGTTCGCGCCGCCGGTCTCTCCGACGAACTACAAGCGACTGCGCCGCAGCTGGCGGAGCACGGCGCTTTCGGCTTTGTCGGCATAGAAAACCTGCGCCGCAAGCTGGCCACCCAATTTGGTGTCACCCCGAAGTTCATCCGCGTGCGGATGGAGCGCTACGGGTTGTTGGCGGGCAAGGTATCCTGAGGAACTGAAGTACAAATCTGCCGGCTTGGTGCCGGCATTTTTTGGAGGTCGCGATTAATGAATCGCGCAATCGTTTTATCAATAGCCACTCAAAAGGAGAACAAGAATGGCAGAAGTCGACGTACTGGACATCACCAAACATGATACGGCTGCAGCCGACATCGGCACACCTCCTTCTGTGGGTGGCGACAAACCTGCGCGCAAACCGCGTCTCGCCGATGGCGGGCAGGAAACGCTGCCGGATATGGGGCACTTCGTCACCTTGGTGCGCAAGATCAAGTACCGTCCACTGGTCATGCAGTGGCTGGCTCTGATGCATCCTGACCTCATGCCGGAGATCGAGTGGGAACACAAAGTTTGCGCCACTTACAAACATACCCTCTTCGCCACCGTAGCGAGCTTGCCCGGCGCAACACGCCAGCGCCTGGAACTTGCTGCTGAACGCATCCTGCTGCTCTCCGATGACTACGGCTGCGCTGCCGTCAAATCTCTGCTGCGTGACGATGACGTCACCGAGGTCGCTGCCATCCAGGCTGTGAACGACAAGTTTGGCCGGGCCCTTTATCTGTACCTTCAGCGTCTGTCCTCGTCTGGCGAACTCCGTTTCGAACAGGCCGAAGCCGTTCGCCAGCAGAACCGACAGTGGAAATCCGAGGCCCACGCCAGTCACTTCCGTGGCCCCAAGGATGTCGCGCTGGTGATGGGCGGTGCGCTGGAAATTAAACTCAAACAGGCCATCAGCAAGATCTACCCGCAGGCACCACTGGAGGAAATGGTCATTGAGCACTTCGTGCGGCGGGATCTGGCCCACGCCGACCGAGCAAACGGCAAGGACGCCGACGAATCCGCTCCGGTCTGGCTGCACACCATTGTGGTCGGCTTCAACGGCAAGGAAGCCTGCTGGGACAAGATCATCGAAGGCGTGGTCACGGCCCAGCACGACCAGGCGGTGCTCAAGATCACTTTCTCTTACGAGCCGAGCACGGGCGCGCTCAGCGTCTTCACCGAAGACAAAGCCTCCCGGCGCGATCTGGCCCGCGCCCTGCGTGACGTAGTGCTGGCCGGCGACGGCGAAATTGCCGACATGCCCATCCGGGAATTCGATGTGTCGAAGTTTGGCACCGCCGATGTATTCGATACCCTGACACTGGAACCTGGTGATGGCGTGGCCAATGTCACCATCAACCAGCTCAAGGTTGCCCGGGAATTCGAGCAGCACGACAAAGACGGGTCGGTGCAGCTCTCCAGTGATCTCATCGTGCGGCGCGACCGCAGGGATCAGCGCAATGTTTATACCGTGGCCTACGAGGACTACGGTCTTGACGACCTCACGCAGTGGACGTTGTGCCAGGTAAAACTGGTGCTGCGCATTGCAAGGCAAAAAGATCGACGTGCCCATAACATTACCGTGCAGATCACTGCCCCCAATGGTCTGAACGACAACAGCAAGACCGAGGAGGAGCGCCAATTGGTGATGCGGCTCTTGAAGCGTTGGCAGGTCGTCACCGAGTTCTGATGGGAGCCCCCGCGATGCTCATCAGAACCCTGCAGCGCCTGGAGCAGTTACACACGATGGACAACGCCCTGATCGGGGATCGGCTGGGCAGCTTGCGAGAGCCGCTGATGGCGCGAGGCTGGATCAAGCCGGTGGGCTACCTCAGTCGAGTCAACGTCGAGTGCTTTGCCGACAGCGTGATGGAAGTCGAGGTGGAAGTCGACGAGGTGGCCCAGGTGTACCGGTATCCTTCGCCAGAGCGATGCAGCCTGATCCTCACGCGCGCCCTGGTAGACATCACGCGCTATTGGTTTCAGCTTGACGCCTTCTTCGACCACCTGGCTGGTTTGTTGGAGATCGAGCCGCGCTTGGCCAGCCGTCGCCGCTGCCTGGTGCTAGACCACTTGTGGTACCTCGGCGATATTCGGGTTGGAAGCGGCCACACATTTGCGCCGGTGTTCTTTGGTCGGCTGCTCAAACGTGCGCCGCTCAGCGAATTGGAATCCAGACTGGCCGATTCCTCCTTCCTCGCCGGCGGCGTAATGCTGGCACTGACCGATCCAAAGATCGAGCCTCCCAACGGCCATCAGGTGCGCGCCGTCTCCGATCTGTTGATTGAAGAAGGCGGCACCGAGAGGTTTGATCTGGAAATGTTGAGTCGTATTTTGGTGGGCTTGCCTGCCGACCCGGCGCAGGAGCCACATGAGTGGTTTGATGCCAAGAACGGGCGGCTAATGCTCAAGCATCTGGAGGCGCCCGTCACCTTCAAAGATATTCAATCCAAGATCATCGGGATTTTTTGGAAAGACAGAGATGCAGCACCACTGGAATGGACTGCAGATGTGATGTCGCGCTCTGGCTCGGTGTCGCCCACCCTGGACAAGGCCATGGGCGGCAAGGAACGCCGTGAGCTATTCATCGAAACCGTATCGAGAGGAAAGTTCCGTTTGCGCCGGTCGTAAACATTTCTGCCAAATCATCTGCCAAACCGTCTGCTAAACGTCTGCCAAGTGATGACCAAAATGGGTGACTTCTTCAACAACGAAGGAGTTGCGAAATGCAAACCCATTCACCTGATCTTCCGGCCACCCTCAACCCGGTTGTCCAAGTCCTCGATGTCGGCAGTCTACCCCTCCAACTCGAAGACCTCACCAAGGATCGCATCAAGGCACTGGGCAAACCCGCCCTGCAGGAACTCTCTGTCCTGCTCGCCGAGATGGACCGTGGCATTGGCCACGCCCGCGATCAGCTCACCGCCGCGCTGGACGACCTCTACGGCGACACCGCCCGTGCGCAGCTGCTAGAGGCGGGCAAGGACACCGGTACCATCCATTTGAACGACGGTGATCTGGCCATCACGGCCGAGATCAAAAAGTCGGTGTCCTGGGATCAGGACAAGCTTACTGACATCGCCCGCCGTATCGCAGAAAACGGTGACGACCCGGCCGAGTACATCGACGTGAAGTATTCGGTGTCCGAGCGCAAGTTCGCTGCCTGGCCAGAAACCCTTCGTCGTCCGTTCGAAGCCGCGCGCACGCTCAAATCCGCCAAGCCTACTTTCCGGCTGGCGCTGGTTGGGGAGGGCAAGTAAATGGCACTCCCTATCATCAGCGCTGACCAGCGCATGGCCGAGAAGCGCTGCGCCAAGATTGCCCTCGTCGGGATTCCTGGATCTGGGAAGACTTCCCAAATCCGCACCCTCAACGCCGCCAGCACCCTGCTGGTGGACACCGAAGCCGGCGATCTGTCCATCCTCGACTGGGCTGGCGACACCTTGCGTCCGCGCACCTGGCCGGAGTTCAAGGATCTGGTGGTCTTCCTCGCCGGACCCATGCCCAGCGCCGCACCTGACCAGGCTTTCTCGGAAGCGCACTACCAGCACGTCTGCCAGAAGTATGGCGATCCAACGCAGCTGGCCAAGTACGACACCTACTTCGTCGATTCCTTAACCGTGCTCTCGCGCATGTGCCTGGCCTGGTGCAAGACCCAGCCCGCCGCCTTCTCCGAGAAAACCGGTAAACCCGACACCCGTGGCGCCTACGGCTTGCTCGGCACCGAAATGATCGGCGCGCTGACCCACCTGCAACACGTCCGCGACAAGCACGTCATCTACGTCTGCATCTTGGAAGAAAAGCTCGACGACTTCAATCGCCGCATCTACCAGCTCCAGCTCGAGGGCGCCAAGACCGCTTCCGAACTGCCCGGTGTGCTCGATGAAGTGGTGACGCTGGCCATCCTCAAGGCCGATGACGGCACGCCGTACCGCGCCTTCGTCACCGGTGCCGACAACCCCTGGGGCTTTCCGAGCAAGGACCGCAGTGGCCGACTCGAGCCCATAGAAGAACCCCACCTCGGGCGAATGATCGCCAAGTGCCTCGATCAGACCGCAGGCCCACGCACCGCCCCTCTTTTTACCCCGATTTCCACCGCCATCCAGGAGTAAGCCATGAGCAATTGGAACGACTTTAACGACGCTGAACAACAGCAATCTTTCGACCTGATCCCGCGCGGCACCGCTGCCCGGGTGCGCATGAGCATCAAGCCCGGTGGCCACGACAACCCTGAGATGGGCTGGACCGGCGGTTGGGCCAGCGAGTCCTTCGAGACTGGTGCGGTGTACCTGTCTTGCGAGTTCGTGGTGATGGAAGGTCCGTTCGCCAAACGCAAGGTCTGGTCGAACATCGGCCTGCATTCCCCGAAAGGCCCGACTTGGGGAAACATGGGCAGGACGCTTGTGCGCGCCGCCCTCAACAGCGCCCGCAGCATCCACCCCGCCGACAACAGTCCCCAAGCGCAGAACGCCCGGCGCATTGCCGCCTTCGGTGACCTCGATGGCCTGGAGTTCGCCGCCCGCATCGACATCGAGAAGGATGCCAAGGGGGGTGACAAGAACATCATCAAGTCCGCTATCGAGCCCGATCACAAGGACTACGCGCTGGTCATGGGTGTCGCCAGCAAGAGCACTCCTTCCGGTGGCGGCTCCTCCGGCGCGCCGGCCACGGTCGCTGCACCCAGCACCACCCCACCGGCTGCGGCAGCGCGTCCGGCCCAGTCCACCCAACAGAGCGTTCCCGGCGGCAAACCCGCCTGGGCGCAATGAGGAGGGCCTGACCATGATGAAAACTTCTATGAAGGCGCCGACCATGGCCGCCAGCCATTACGGCATGGTGCATTTCGGTGACATGGCCGTTGAGGCTGTGGTGCTGGAGGACGGCAGCCGGGGCTACGTGCAACGGCAACTGGCCACCGCCATCGGCTTGCATGAATCGCGCCGGGGTAGCCAGCTCAAGACGCTGCTGAGCGATATCGCGCCCGGTGCGGCCGAGGTGTTCGGACACCACCTGTGCAGCATTCGGCTGCCCTCGGGCCAGACCACGGCGTTCTTCCCGGCCGGGGTGATCGGTGAAGTGGCCTGCGGCGTGATTGACGCGGCGCTGGAAGGCCGGCTGCACCGCAAGCGCCAGCACCTGGTGCCGAATTGTCAGCGCATCTTGAAAGCCCTGGCCAAGACCGGCGAAGTGGCGCTGATCGATGAAGCCACCGGCTACCAGTACCACCGCGCCCCGGATGCGCTGCAAGCGTTGATCTCCCGTTTGCTGCGCGAGCGGGTCACCAGCTGGGAGCGGCGGTTCTCGCCCGACTACTACCGGGCGTTGTTTCGCCTCTTCAACTGGCAGTACCAGGGCCACCAGCAGAACCCACCGGCGGTGATTGGTCAGATCACCCTGCGCTGGGTGTACGACGTGATCATGCCGCGCGAGGTGATCGACGAGATCAGGAGCCGCAAGCGCCTCTCCGACAAAGCCCATCAGTGGCTCTCCGAAGGCGGTCTCGCCTTGCTGGATAAGCAGATCCACGCGGTGACCATGATCGCCCGCTCGTCGATGACCTACCGGGACTTCGACACCCGAAGCGCCACCGCCTTTGCCAGCCAGCCGCTGCAGATGACGCTGCTGATGGATGTGCTGGAGGGAGGACGATGAATGGCCGGTCAATGTTGGGCCTGCAAGCGCCAAGCCCGTGGCCTCGGCCACAGCGACAACCGCTTCAAACCGGGCGAGTCCCGGCGCTATCCGATGGACTGGGTCTTTTGCAGCCGCAAGTGCCAGGACGCGTTTCACGCGCTCTATGGCCAGTGGCTGCGAGCCAACCCTCGGCAGGAGGACGTGCTCATGGTTGATCCGGCCGAATTCGAGCGCGACGCGATGCGCCAGTGCCTGCGCTTCTTCGGCGAGGCGGCCAGCGAGATCGGCTTTGACAAGCCGTTGGGCCAGTACAGCGAGGCCGAGGCCTTGCAGGTGATCGAGGCGATTGTGACCGGCTGGACGGAAGCCATGGCGGCTCACCACCAACAGGCGAAATACCCGCCGGTGCGCGGGATCGCCCCTTATGAGACACAGGCGCCGCAGCCGGTGGCCAAGTTGGAGCCGGCTACTGCAGCCGCGCCTTCTCCGGCAGCAACCTTCGATCCGGCGAACCCCTTCGCCGATCTGGAGGACGACCTGCCCTGGGAGACCGGGGAGCCGGTGGTGGCCAAGGGCACCCCGCGTGGGAGGGCGAAGTGATGTTGGACTTCAATTCCACCACCACCCTCTCCGAGCGCTTCGAGGCCTTGATCGATGCCGGGCTGCAGGCGCGCGAGCAACAGCAGGCGAAGCGTCAGTACCTCGGGGCCTCGCGCCTCGGGGTCAGTTGCGAGCGCCAGCTGCAGTACGAGTACGCCCAGGCGCCGGTCGATCCGGACAAGGGTTTCTCGGGCCGCATCCTGCGCATCTTCGAGCGCGGCCATCGCATGGAAGACGCCATGGTCGGCTGGCTGCGCGCAGCGGGCTTTGTGCTCAAGACCGAAGGCAAGGACGGGCAGCAGTTCGGCTTCTCGGTGGCCGATGGCAAGTTGCAGGGGCATTGCGACGGCGTCTTCGTCGGCGGCCCCGAGGGCTTTACCTACCCGGCGCTGTGGGAGTGCAAGGCGCTGGGCGGCAAGTCCTGGAGCGACCTCGCCAAGAAGGGTCTGGCTGCATCGAAGCCGGTCTATGCGGCGCAGGTCGCCATCTACCAAGCCTACCTGGGCCTCTTCGACAACCCGGCGATTTTCACGGCGGTGAATGCCGACTCGATGGAGATCTACACCGAGCTGGTGCCGTTTGATGCGGTGCTGGCGCAGAAGATGTCCGACCGCGCGGTGCGGGTGATTCAGGCGACCGAGGCTGGGGAGCTCTTGCCGCGCGCCTTCGCCGAGGCCAGCCACTTTGAGTGCCGGTTCTGCAGCTATGCCGAGCGCTGCTGGGGAGGTGCGTGATGAGCACACCCATCCAGTTTCAATGCAGGGCTGCGAGGGCTGCCTCTGGGGCCTTGTCGAGCACCTTAAGCAGTGCCTTGGCAGCACCTGTGGGGCTGCGCTTACCTTGTTCCCAATTGCGGATGGTGTCCAGTGAGACATCGATGCGCTCGGAAAACTCGGCCTGGCTCAATCCCAGGCGCTTGCGGACCCGACGGGCGAACTTGGCCGCATCCTGCATGGCCTCCGCTTCGTCGGCTGTGGCTTGCTTGGCAATGTCCGCCTCCGTCGTGGCATCCACGCGAGCAGGGTCAATGCGCCCGGAGGCCAGCGTTTCCGGGACGGCCGGATCAATCGTCATGCGTACTGTTTTCATAGTGCTTGACCTCTCGTTGGTTGGCTTTGCGTGCCGAAATGATGCGGATGACGTCATGCCTGGGCGTATAGACCACCACGAACAGGCGATGTTCGATCTTGCCCATCAGTTGGTAGCGATCTTCGCCGTAGCTGTGCCGACTGTCGGCCTGGATCAGACGGTCCGGGTCGAAGAAGGCTCTGGCAGCGTAGGTGAAATCAAACCCGCGCTCGGCAAAGCACGCGTCGCTTTTCGCTTCATCCCATTCGAAATTCATGACTCAAGTGTAGTTCATTGGCCTACTCTTGGCAAGTTGGGAGGTGCGCTATGAGCACAACCTCCAAGCGCGCCAGCGCACGCAAGACCTACCGCACTGAGTGGGTCGAGCGCTGGTGCCCGCCCAAACCACTGGTCAGCCTGACGCCTATCGAGAAGGTACTCAACCGNCACACCTTCCTGGTGACACCCGAGTCGCGCCTGGTGGTGGCCGTGCTCGCCCGCGCCATCGGCGACAGCCTGTGTCTGACCAACCGACGGATGCGGCGCGAGGCCAGGCGCTTTCTGCTCGGCGACGACCTCACGCTCTGGTGCGACCTGGTCGGTCTGCATCCGGACTTCGTGCGCTTTGTGGCACGCAAGGCCGGTTATCTCGCCGACGAGAAGGCGCACTGGCAGAAGGTGCCTATCAAGGTGCCGGTCCTGCCGGTACCTGCCGAGCCGGTCGTCAGCGCCAGCAGCGCCCCGTGCATTCAATCACCTGCCACGCCCACAACCATCCGCCACAGGGAGGACTGATCCATGCTTGATTTCAATTCGGTGCCGCCGCAGGCCTTCCCCGCTGGCGGTGATCTCAACCAACAACGCGACGCCATCCGTGCCGATTTGCTGGCACGCCTCGAGTCGGTGCTGATGACGCTGCTGCCAGCCGGTAAGAAGCGTGGCCAGAAGTACCTGGTCGGCGATGTGCTCGGCAGCCCCGGCGACAGCCTTGAGGTGTCGCTCAAGGGAGAAACCGCTGGCCTGTGGCACGACCATGCGACTGGCGAAGGCGGTGACATCTTCGATCTCATCGCTGCCCACCACGGGCTCGACACCCAGGCGGACTTCGCCCGGGTGCTGGAGATCGCTGGCCAACTGGTCGGTCGGGCCACCAGCCATCCCCCCAAGCGCAAGAAGGCCGAAGCCCCGGTCGACGAACTCGGCCCGGCCACGGCCAAGTGGGACTACCTAGATGCCGCCGGCAACCTGATCGCCTGCGTGTATCGCTACGACCCGGCCCCGGGTCGCAAGGAGTTCCGTCCTTGGGATGCCAAGCGCCGCAAGATGGCCCCACCCGAGCCGCGCCCGCTCTACAACCAGCCGGACATCGTTGCTGCCGAGCAGGTGATCTTGGTCGAAGGCGAGAAGTGCGCCCAGGCCTTGATCGAGGCTGGGATCGTGGCCACCACGGCCATGCACGGGGCCAAAGCGCCGGTCGACAAGACCGACTGGTCGCCTCTGGCGGGCAAAGCCGTGCTCATCTGGCCGGATCGGGACAAACCGGGATTCAGCTATGCCGAGGCCGCCTCGCAAGCGGTGCTCATGGCCGGGGCCACCTCCTGCGCGATTCTGCTGCCGCCTGATGCCAAGCCCGAGGGCTGGGATGCGGCGGATGCCTTGGTTGAGGGCTTCGATGTGGCGGGTTTGATTGCCACTGGACCACGCATCACGGTGCAGCCTCTGGGCGACGAACCCGATCTACCGGAGTACGACGGTGAGGCTGACCACGACAGCGATGCCACGGTCTGGGGCACGGAGGATGCACTGGCGGTGAGCTTCACCCGCCGCTACCAACGCGACTGGCGCTATGTCGCCATGTGGGGCAAGTGGCTGATGTGGGATGGCCGTCGCTGGCGTACTGAGGAGACCTTGGCGGCCAGTGACCTGATCCGTCAGGTCTGCCGCCACGCAGCCGTGCGTGCGGACAGCAGCAAGGTTGCAGCCAAGCTGGCTGCCAGTAGCACGGTCAGTGGGGTCGAACGCTTGGCCCGCTCGGATCGGCGTCACGCCGCGACATCGGACGAGTGGGATGCTGACATCTGGCTACTCAACACCCCAGGTGGCGTGGTGGATCTGCGCACCGGTCGGATGCGCCCGCACGACCGCGCCGACCGGATGACCAAGATTGCCACTGCGACGCCCAAGGGGAGCAGCCCACTCTGGCTGGATTTCATCGACCAGATCACCCAGGGCGACCGGGAGTATGCCGAGTATCTGCAACGCTTCGCAGGCTACTGCCTGACGGGCTCCACCCAAGAGCACGCCTTGTTCTTCCTCTACGGCACCGGCGCCAACGGCAAGTCAGTGTTCGTGAACACGCTCTTCACGCTGCTCGGGGACTACGCCGCCAACGCGCCCATGGACACCTTCATGGAAACGCGCGGGGATCGGCATCCGACCGATCTGGCCGGGCTGCGGGGTTCGCGCTTTGTCGGCGCGACCGAGACCGAACAGGGCCGGCGCTGGAACGAATCGAAGATCAAGGAGATCACCGGCGGCGACCGGGTGTCCGCGCGCTTCATGCGCCAAGACTTCTTCACCTACTTGCCGCAGTTCAAGTTGGTGATCGCCGGTAATCACAAGCCGGCCATCCGCAACATTGACGAGGCGATGAAACGGCGCCTGCATCTGGTGCCTTTCACCTTGACCATCCCCGAAGAAAAGCGCGACCGCACGCTGCCGGCACGGCTGCTCAAGGAGGGCGACGGCATCCTGGCCTGGGCGCTGGAAGGTTGCCTGGCCTGGCAAGCCCATGGTCTGCGTCAGCCCAAGTGCGTGGCCGACGCCACCGATGAGTATTTCGATGAGGAAGACACCATCGGCGAGTTCCTCGAAGAGGAGTGCCAGCAGCACCCGCAGGCCCGCGAGGCGGTGGCGGACGTGTTCGAGCGCTGGCGCCAGCGTGCCGAGAAGCGCAGCGAATACATCGGCACCAGCCGCTGGCTCGTGCAGCAACTGCTGCGCCGGGGATTCCAGCGTGGGCGTACCTCATCCGGCGCGAAGGCGATCTTGGGTTTGTCGCTCAAACCCAAGGACTACGGCGCTCGTTTGCCCTACCGCGATGACTGAAAACCAAGATTTGCAACATATTGATTTTGAACAGATTTGACCGAATCTGTCCGAGCCATGGATTTACCCCTACACGCGTGCGCGTACACGCCTATAGGGAGTTATCCGGGAGCCGGTCAGATTCGGTCAAAAAGGAGATTTGACGATGACGATAACGATTTTGGCCCTGGATCTGGGCACGACCACCGGCTGGGCATTGGCCAGCCGCGACGGACTTATCAACGGCGGCAGCGAGTCCTTCAAACCCAGCCGCTTCGAAGGCGGCGGCCTTCGTTACCTGCGCTTCAAGCGCTGGCTGACCGACGTCAAGCAATGCGCCGATGGCATCGACTGGGTGGTGTTTGAAGAAGTACGTCGACATGCAGGTGTCGATGCGGCCCACGCCTACGGCGGCTTCATGGCGCATCTCACCGCTTGGTGCGAGCACCACCAGATCCCGTATCAGGGTGTCCCGGTGGGCACGATCAAGAAACACGCGACGGGCAAGGGCAACGCCGGCAAGGCTGAGATGATCGCAGCAGCCAAGGCGCGCGGCTTCGATCCGGTCGACGACAACCACGCCGATGCGCTGGCGCTGCTGGACTGGGCGATGGCCCAAGGGGGTGTGGCATGAGAACT